TATATGGATTTTTAGAAAGAGCTAATCCTGGTTATCTGGATAAAATGGAAACAAGGATGAGAGAAGACTTTGACCAAGAATTTTATTATCCTCCGTCAAGTTATGCGAAAAGATTTTAATTTGATTATTTTAGCAAAAAAGATTATAACGTAGAAATGAGGTAGTTATGACAGTTAGTAGCACAACCACAAAAAACAGTTACAGTGGCAACGGAAGTACCACTACATTTGCATATGCTTTCAAGATATTTGCTGACGCAGACCTTACTGTAATACTTAGATCGGCTACTGGTGTAGAAACAGTACAGAGTCTAACAACAAATTACACAGTTACCAATGCAGGTAATGCTAGTGGTGGTAATGTTGAGTTCGTTACTGCACCTGCTAGTGGTGTTACTGTCGTTATAAGACGTAACATGGCACAAACACAGTCTACAGACTATGTAGCAAACGATCCTTTTCCAGCAGCTACACACGAAGATGCACTAGATAGATTGACTTTTATTGCACAGCAACAGCAAGAAGAAGTTGACAGAAGTATCAAGCTATCTCGAACAAATACAATGACATCTACAGAATTTACAGTAGGTGCAACAGACAGAGCAAACAAAGTACTTGCTTTTGATGGTAATGGTGAGCTATCTGTCACACAAGAATTAGGTACATACAAAGGCACAGACGCAACAGTAACAACAGAAGCGTATGTTGTTAGGGATATCATCAAATCAACGACTGCTGGGCAGTTGAACAACGTGTATATATGTGTAGCAGATGCTGTTGTTGGAGATAGTCTAACGGATACAGACCATTTTGAGTTATTAGTAGACGCTGTAAGTGCAGCAACTAGTGCAGCAACTGCCACAACAAAAGCAAGCGAAGCAGCAACTTCAGCTACTAATGCAGCAACTTCTGCAAGTAATGCATCTACAAGCGAAACAAATGCTGCGACAAGTGCAAGCACAGCATCAACAAAGGCTAGCGAAGCAAGTACATCTGAGACAAATGCAGCAGCATCTGCTACAACTGCATCTACCAAAGCATCTGAAGCAAGCACATCTGCAACGAGTGCTGCTAGTTCAGCTACAACAGCAACCACAAAAGCAAGTGAAGCCAGTACGTCAGCATCAAATGCAGCGACTTCAGCTACGACTGCTACGACAAAAGCTACAGAAGCATCTACATCAGCAACAACAGCTACTACAAAGGCTTCCGAAGCTGCTACTAGTGCGACAAATGCAGCTACATCTGCAAGCAATGCTTCAACATCAGAAACCAATGCAGCAGCTAGTGCAGCAGCAGCAGCAGCTAGTGCTGATACTTTTGACGATACATACTTAGGTTCTAAGAGTTCTGATCCATCTGTTGATAATGATGGTGATGCTTTAAATGCTGGTGATTTGTATTTTAATACATCAAGTAATACTTTAAAAGTATACACTGGTTCTGCCTGGCAAGATGCAGCTATAGATAGCTCTGGCTTTGTGCAGACTACTGGCGATACAATGACAGGTGCATTGGTAATCAATAGTAACCTCTCAGTAGATGGTGGCACAATCAAGCTAGATGGTAATTATCCTACTGGCAGTGGTAATGTAGCTTTGGGTGATACTGCACTTGATAGTATAAGTGGAGCAAATAATAACGTGGCTATTGGAAATCAGTCACTAACTACAAATACTTCAGGTTCAAGTCTTACGGCAATAGGTGGAGCTTCATTGTATTCAAATACTACAGCATCTAATAACGTAGCTGTTGGATTTAATGCAGGTTACAGCATTACTACTGGTGCTAATAATTCTGTTTTGGGTACTTATGCTTTAGATGCAAATACTACTGGTGCTAATAATACTGCAATAGGTTATCTTTCTCTTTCAGCTAACACCACAGCATCAGAAAATACAGCAGTTGGGTATAACAGTCTTACTGCCAATACTACTGGTAGTCCTAACGTAGCATTTGGAAACTATTCATTAGAATCAAATACTACAGGTGCTTCAAATACTGCTATTGGATTGTCTGCCTTAAAGAGTAATACAACTGCATCTAACAATACAGCCGTTGGGCAAAATGCACTACGATTAAATGTTACTGGGGAAAGTAATGTAGCTATAGGTCTAAGTGCATTATATTCAAACACAGGCTCTAACAATACTGCTGTAGGTTATGAAGCACTAGAGCTTAATACAAGTGGAACTGCTAACTCTGCACTTGGTTTACAAGCATTAGAAAATAATACAACTGGAAGTAACAATACTGGTATTGGTTTTAGAGCATTAGAAGCAAATACCACAGGGGATAATATGACTGCTGTTGGTCAAAATGCAGGATTGTCACACACAACAGGAAATTCATCTACATTTATTGGCACTGACTCTGGAAAACTTACAACAACTGGAATTGGAAATACGTTTGTTGGAGATGGTTCTGGTAGACAAAACACAACTGGAGCAAGCAATGTTGCTATGGGTCAAAGTGCTTTACTTTCAAACACCACAGCATCAGACAACACAGCGATAGGATATCAAGCATTAGATGCAAATACTACTGGTGCAAATAACGTATCTATTGGTAAGGGTTCTTTATCAGCAAACACTACAGCAAGCAATAATTCAGCACTTGGATTTCACACATTATTTTCAAATACAACAGGAACTGGTAATGTTGCTATTGGATATGCAGCACTTGCTATAAATGGTACAACATCAAGCAACACAGCAGTTGGACATTCAGCTTTATATACAAATGCAGCACATAACAATACAGCTGTCGGTTGGTATTCTGCAAGAAGCAACACAACAGGTACAGGTTTAACTGCTATAGGATTACAAGCACTAGACCAAAATACTACTGGAAGTAACAATACAGCACTTGGTCTAGAGGCACTTAAAGCAAATACCACAGCAAATAACAATACAGCAGTAGGTAAAGGTGCATTACTTGCAAATACTACAGGAGCAAATAATGTAGCAATAGGTACAGCTTGTATGTCAGCAAATACAACAGGTAACGACAGTATTTGTATGGGTGTAAGTGCATTAGATGCAAATACTACTGGTGGTAATCATGTGGCATTGGGTAGACAGGCTCTACAAGCAAATACTACAGGAATTAACAACACAGCAGTTGGATTGAGTGCTTTACTTTCAAACACCACAACATCAAGCAACACAGCAGTTGGTTATCAGTGTATGATATCTCATACTGGTCAAAGAAATACAGCAGTAGGAAGCGAAGCTCTTAGAACAGGTACTGGTAATGCTAATTCAGCATTTGGTTATGAAGCCTTATACAATGCTACTTCAACATATGATTCTACATCTATTGGAATTCAGTCTTTGTATAATGTTACTACTGGGGAAAGAAATACAGCAGTGGGTAGAGATACTGGTGCAGTATTGACTACTGGTGCGAAAAATACATTAATTGGGTATGAAGCTGGTAAAGTTTTAGTAGATGGAAGTCAAAATACTTGTATTGGGTTTGAATCTGCGACACCAGCTTCAAATACTAATAATTCATTCACACTTGGAAATGCTGATATAACGAATTTACGTTGTAATGATACAAGTATATCTGCTTTATCAGACCAAAGGGATAAAACCAATATTGAGGATTTACCTAATGAAGCAGGATTAGCACTAATAAATTCTTTAAGACCAGTAACATTTCATTGGGATAGACGAGATTGGTATGATGATGGCACACCTGATGGCTCAAAAATTACTGCTAATTATGACAATGAAGTAGCAAATTCTGGATTAAGGCAAGGGTTCATAGCACAAGAAGTTGCAACTGCGATTAAGGGTATAAAAGCACTTGAAGATGAAAAATTAGTTTCTGATGAAAACCCAGATAAATTAGAATTTGCACCTGCAAAATTAATAACAAATCTAGTTAAAGCAGTACAAGAATTATCTGCACAAATAACAGCGTTACAATCTGAAATATCAACTTTAAAAGGAGAATAAAATGTCAGACGAAAAAACAGCAGAAGAAATAGCACAAGACTACACAGCTATGGGTCATAGTGTGGAGCTTATCAATGCTATCATTGCAGGAACAGCAATGGCAGATGATGAAGCTGAAGATAAGCAAGACTGTGTTAATAGGAACGTAGCACACTTAGAGATTATGGTGGCTAAGGACTATTGGACAGATGAAGACATGACAGCAGTTAACTCTGCAATCACAGCAGGACAAGGGTATACAGCATGAGTGAGCAAGTAGCAAACGTAATCACTATTGATGGTAAAGAGTACAACCAAGATGATCTTACACAAGATCAGAGTTACTTTATTAATCAGATTAGAGATTTGCAAACTAAAGCAGGTAGTCTTAAGTTTCAGTTAGATCAAGTAACTGTAGCACAAAATGCTTTTACTAACTCATTAATTGAATCCTTAAAGTCTGAAGACAAAGAAGATGATGAGGTTGTTAATGGTTAAGGCTTCTGATGTAAAGGCACAGATAGATACGCATGAGGCTGTCTGTGCTGAGAGATGGAAAGAAACCATCTTACGCATTAAACGCATTGAACATATAATGATTGGTACAGCAGGTACTATGATAATTATGATGGCAGGTTTACTATTGAGGTGACGCTATGCTTGAAATGCTAGTGGTCGCTAATAGTGCTTTTGCAATTATCAAACAGACCATACAGAATGGTCGAGATCTATCTTCAGCAGGTGCAGCAATATCTAAATTTGTTAGTGCTGAAGAACAACTTAAACAAGATTTACATAAAAAAAAGAATAGTATCTGGACTAACTTTCTAGGCAAAGAAGACAATGACCTAGAAGAGTTTATGGCTTTGGAAGAGATACGAGTTAAGAACGAACAACTCCGTGAGTTCATGCAGATATATGGCAGGGCAGGTCTATACAATGACTATGTTTCTTACTGTGCTGATGCACGCAAAGCTAGAAGAGATGCTCGTATTAACGCAGAGAAACGTAAAGAAAAGATAAAAGAAACAGTAATGAAAGTTATATTAGCTATTCTTATTACTGCTTTATTATCAGGTGTAGTCACAGTCCTGGCAATCATAGCTAAAAAGAAAGGTTTGATATGACAGCCTTCTTACTAGCTTGTACATTAAATGGAATCGCTACTGGTGGTATATACTTTGAGAATGTGAATGTATGCTTGCAGTACAGAGATAAATTAAACAACCAATCCTACATGAAAGACGATAAGCCACAAGTATATGAGTGTATGTGTAAGCTCGTACCATTTGTGGATACAGAGAAAGTGAGGGTGTACTAATGGTTACAGTTGAACAGTTTCTTAAATGGAAAATACTACCAAGATGTATGATGCTTGCTAGTACAGTAATGTCATGGCGTTGTGCTGAATGGTTTATGGATTTAGATGCACCGACTGCTGCACAATCAGCCTTTGTATCTGTGGTGATGGGTGTAATGACAGGTGTGTTTGGTATATGGATGGGTCACGAACATAAGGAGCATAAGTAATGTTAACAGCGTTAATAGGACCGGTAAGCAACTTACTAGGTAAGTTTATAGAAGACAAAGACATGAAGAATAAGTTGGCACATGA